GCTAGGCCCTTCGGGGCCTTTTTTGCGTCCACACGCTATATGCAGTGTCTCAAGTCCTAAAAAAAACCACATGTAGTGGTTGCAAAACAAAAAAAGCCTAACCATAATGGCCTCGCCTGGACACCACTGGACATTCATACAGTTCAGGCAATCATGAAATGGAGCCACATGTGAACCGATACGACATTGCCCTAATTCAAAACTGCTTTGAAATGAGGACCTTCGCGAAAGTCGACCACCGAAGCGCATACGGCATGTATGTGGTGATGCGGCATAAGAAGTCAGACCATATTGCTGCGCTTTCAATCGTTAACGAATGCGTGCCCGTTGAGTGCGGCGATAACGTCGGGGGAAGCTCTACACCAGCCGCGCCGGTGGCCGCAGCATCGGACGATGACGGGGGCGACCCAGACCCCGAGCCTGCCCGACGACGACCACATCAACACACCTTCGCGCCTGCCCTGCTAGGGTTCGCGTCCGTATCGCACTACGTTGGCTTTGGCCGTAGTCGCATCTACCAGCTAATCAACGCTGGAGAGTTCCCTCCCCCCGTCAAGATCGGCAAGTCTTCCCGCTGGGTTAAAGCGGAGGTAGACGCATGGATTGGTAGCCACACTGCGCAACGCAAGGAGGCCCGCCAATGAAAACGCCCGACACCACAAAAGCAGTATCGAGCGCCCCGTACAAGCGTCATTTTACTGGAACCGACAACCCGCGTCACCTGCGCACCCTTTTTGCGCTGCTGCACAAGCCAATAAGTCGCACAGAGCTTGACAAGGTGGCCGGTACGACTAATTCGCCCGAACTGGTTGCCGAACTGCGCCGCCGTGGTCTGGATTTGCCATGCGATCGAATTAAATTTATCGACCGCGACGGCGAGGTATGCCGCCCCGGCGTGTATTCCCTGAGCGATCAAGACCGACGCCTGGTTATCGAGTGGCTCGCCATGCACGGGGCCAGAGCCAAGGAAGCACTGGAGCCACTTGCCAATAAGAGGCTAGTCCGGTAATGGGGACCGGACCCAAGAAAGACCCGAAGCGTCGGGCCTCTCGCTGGGATGGTGACCGATTCGTTCTTGTGCCTTATGTCGTGCTGGACTGTCCGGCCTATCAAGCTCTTTCAATGCACGCCCGGTGTCTGCTGTTGGAAATCGCGAGGCAGTTCGTTCGCGACAACAACGGAAGGTTGCTAGCGTCACGGGCTTACATGGCAACGCGTGGTTGGAAGTCTGCCGATATGTTGACGAAGGCGAAGAAGGAACTGCTGGAAGGCGGTTTCATCTTCGAGACAGTCAAGGGACACAGGCCGAACAAGGCGAGTTGGTACGCGGTGACGTGGTATGCCCTGGACCACCACCCTGACTACGACCACGGAGCCAAGGAGGCGTTTAAGAGGAGTGCGTACTTGGGAGGATCGCCATTACCGATGCCTAAGCCAAAGCCGACACGCGATGAGCTTTATCGGAAATGGGACCAACCCAAAACGCAAGCCTTAGACCGCCACACGGTACAGGTGGCCACCCAATAGGACCGCCCCACGGTACAGAGGGGCCACTCTCTGTACCGTCCCACGGTCCTATTAGGGGTGTTTTTGCCCCTCTCTCTGTACCGCCACACGGACACCATCTAGATATGCCATCTGCAATGGACGAATTGCAGGGATGTATCTGATGGTGGTGGTGTGGTTGGCCTGCTGGATGCCTGCTGCATGTCTGCTGCTAGCATTGCTACCAGCACGACCACTGCACGGTGGCGACTACGAATCTTTCGTGGTGGCCGATGAACCCTCGCACCGGGTGAGTTCATCAACACCACGACCAGTGCTTACCCGTGCTGACGCGTGCACGACGCGTGCACGACGCGTGCACGACGCGTGCAAGCACGGTGCAAGCACGGTGCAAGGCACGACCTAGGCACGACCTAGGCCATGCCGGTGGCGTTGCATGGCGTTGCATGGCGTTGCATGGTGGACACCTCCCCAACTTTGGGGCGATGCGCCAAAGTGCGTGCAGCGACACGCCCCGTCAACGGAATTCAACGGGCGTTCAACGGGTGTTGAGCCGCCGTTAAGGGCCAGGTGCTCATGGTCCGAATCTGGATCATCCAACCCCCGGTGGGGAATCAGCCGGACGGTCCCGAAAAGCTGGGAGCGCGACACCGCCCGACCCTTGCGCCGCAAGAGTTCCCGCAACTCCTGCAATGCAGGGGTGCTCAAAACTGAGCCGACCCGGTGGCCGCTTTTACGGTCAAGTCGCAAAAGCATGGGATGGACACCGCCACCCCTGAAAACTCAGGAGCGCCCGCCGGTCACGAGTGTTTGACGGTCAAACACACGCTATAGGGCTTGACAAACCGATAGATCACGTCTATACATGCGGGAATATCAATAGCCTATGGCTATTGGCACCCGCCCGGCGATTGCATGGGCAACCAAAAGGAAACCCAAATGCAACTGCATCAAATCCGCGAAGCCCGCGCCGCCAAGGTGGCCGAAGCCCGTTCCCTGCTGGCATCTATGCCGACCCTGACGCCCGAGGCGCAAACCAAGTTCGACGCCATCAAGGCCGAAATCGTTGCTCTGGAAGGTCAAGAGGCCCGAGCGCAGTTCGTCGAGGACGCCGAGCGCCGCACCGCAGGCCAACCCGTCGACAAGGCCCGCACCGACATGGAGAGCCGCGTCAGCGTGCTGGACGCCATCGCCTGCCAGGTCGAGAACCGCGCCGCCACGGGTGCTCTGGCTGAGTACCAAGCCGAAGCCAAGCGCCAGGGCATCACCGCCCGCGCCGGTGGCATCCTGGTGCCAACCTCGTTGTTTGAGCAACGCGCCACCCAGACCACCACCACCGCCGCAGGCATCGTCCCCGACGACTTCAAAGCCGACCAGTTCATCGGCCTGCTGCGTAACTCGGTGATCGTCAAGTCTCTGGGCGCCCGTGTCCTGACCGGCCTTCGTGGCGACACCGTGCTGCCCAAGCAGACCGGCGCAAGTACCGCGTACTGGATCGCGGAAGGTGACGCCCTGACCGAGAGCAACACCACCTATTCGAGCCTGACCCTTTCGCCCAAGCATGTGGGCGCATTGACTGCTCTGTCCCGTCAACTGATTCAGCAAGCCAACCCGGCCATTGAGCAACTGGTGCGCGATGACTTCTCTCAAGTCGTGAGCTTGGCAGTCGACAAGGCCCTGTTGCACGGCACCGCCGTCGCCAAGCAGCCGGTTGGCATCCTGAACGTGTCCGGCATTCAGACCGCCTCGCTGGCTTCGCTGGATTGGGAGGCCATCGTCGCCATGCTGGAAAAGCTCGGTCTAGAAAATGTGACGCCCAACGCCATCCTGACGCACGCCAAGGCCGCTACCAAGCTGCAAACGACCCTCAAGGATGCCGTGGCCGGTGCTGCTTACCTGCTGCAAGGTGGCCGCGTGGGCGACCTGCCCGCCTTCGTCACCAACCAACTGGACGCCAAGACCGGCACCCCGAACACGGGCCGCGTGATCGCTGGCGACTTCTCGCAACTGGTGATCGGTGAATGGGGCGCTACTGAGATTTTGGCGAACCCCTACGCCGCCGGGTACTACGAGAAGGGCGACGTGCAACTGCGCATCCTGCACACGATGGATGCCGTGGTCCGTAACCCCAAGGCGTTTGTCGTGGCTGACGACCTCGCACTGTAAGGAGCGGACATGTTGGAGCTTCGCGCAAACGGCACGCTCAAGTCGAGCGGCAACAAGACATTGACCGGCTACGCCGCCGTGTTCAATTCCGAGGCCAATCTGGGGACGTTTTCCGAGGTGATCCGCCCCGGTGCGTTTGCCAAGTCGCTGGCGCAAGGCTCCAACATCCGCGCCCTGTACCACCACGATGGGACCGCCCTGCTGGGCACGACCCGAGGTGGCACGCTGCAACTGAGAGAGGACGCGCACGGGCTGGCTTTCGTGCTGGCCCTGCCTGACACCACACATGGCCGCGACCTCGCCATCCTGGTGGATCGTGGCGACGTGACCGGGTGCTCCTTCGGGTTCACCGTGGCCGAAGGTGGCGACCGCTGGGAAGAACGAGGGTCAAGCCTGGTTCGTGAGCTGCTGCAAGTGAACCTTGCCGAAATCACATTGACCTCAGACCCGGCCTATCAGGACACCACCGTAGCCATGCGCAACATGCCGCACGTTCAGTCCTTCTGGGACGGTAACCAAGCCTGGATGACCACCGTATGAGCATTGCCACCCGCCTACTGTCTGCCATCGGCCTGGAAAAGCGCAGCACGACCACGGGCCTCAATGGCTGGCCTGTCGTGTCCGGCGCATCTGCTGTGACCCCTGACACCGCGCAGGGTGTCTCTGCTGTCTATGCCTGTGTTCAGGCCATCAGCGAGACGACCGCATCCCTGCCCCTGATCCTTTTTAAGCGCACTGGCGACGACCGCGAACGCGCTACAGATCACCCGCTTTATCGTGTCCTTCACGACCAAGCCAACCCGGAACAGACCGCCATCGAGTTCAGGGAGTACATGCAGGCTTGTGTCCTGCTGCGTGGCAACGCCTTCGCCCGCATCGTCCGAGGCTATGACGGTCAAGTCCGTGAGCTGTGGCCCATCAAGCCCGACACCGTGAAGGTGATCCGCACGGCCTCCGGCCTGGTGTACGAGGTCAACGACAACGGCACTCAGACCCGCCTGCTGGCCCATGAGGTGCTGCACCTTCGCCACCGACTTGGTGACGATGGCGTTATGGGCGTCTCGCCTATCACTGCCGCCCGTGGCGTGGTGGAGCTGGCTATCGCTGAGAACGACCACGGCACAAGCACCTTCAACAACGGCGCAAAGATGCTGGGCGTGCTCAAGTTCCCCGGACGCCTGAAGCCCGAGCAACGCCAAGCGATTGCGACCTCGTGGGCAAGCCAACACGCTGGAGCCGCTAATGCGGGCAAGACCGCCATTCTGGAAGAAGGCGTCGACTTTCAGTCTGTGTCGATGACCCTGGAGGACGCCGAGTGGATCGCCGCCCGACAGTTCAGCGTCGAGGAAGTCGCCCGCCTGTTCCGCGTGCCGCCCACTGTCATCGGTGACTTGCGCAATGGCAACTACTCCAACAGCGTCGAGATGGCCCGCCAGTTCGTCACTCAGACATTGCGCCGCCACCTCGTCGCATGGGAGCAAGCCATCGCCGCCAAGTGCCTGACCGAAGCCGGACGCCGCACCTACTTTGCCGAGCATCAGGTGGAAGGTCTGCTGCGTGGCGACTCAGCCAACCGCGCCGCCTTCTACTCATCCGGGATTGCATCGGGTTGGATGAAGCCATCCGAGGCCCGCCGCCTGGAGAACCTGCCGACCATCGAGGGCATCGACAACGTGACCCCGGCCACCACCGCAACCCCGGCGCCTGGTGCGTACCCGAGCAAGCAATGAGCAAACTCCGCATGCTGGACCCGTTCAAGGCCCGAGGTCTGAAGATGGCCGAGCCGCTTGTGCCGACCCTCAAGGCGCCAAGGGCCAAGCACCGCAAGGCAGACAACGGTCGACTGCTGCCGCTGAACGGCGCCGCATGGGCAAAGCTCCGCGCTCAAGTGCTGGCTGATGAGCCGCTGTGTCGCTGCTGCCTGTCTCAAGGCCAGATTGTCCCTGCCACCGAGGTGGACCACATGAATGGTGCAGGGGACAACCGGCGCGAATCGCTCCAGTCTCTGTGCAAGTCATGCCACTCCCTCAAGACCAACGCCGAGCTACATGGGCGTGAGGCACGCATGGGATGCGATACGACCGGCGCACCTATCAACCCCTCGCACCATTGGAATCAATCGCCTGTAGGCCCGTCTGGTGGCTCTGGTGAGGCTTTCTGTGGTGAGAAATCACGAGGGGCTGATGGCTACGAACCGACCTCCCCCCCTTTTTTGATTGCTGACTGCCACAAAAAGAGGCACTCGCCATGAAGATGACCCCCAAGCGCAAGAGGTCCGATAGCGCATCAGCCGCCATCGAGGCCGCACAAGCCGCCGCCCTGCCGCCGCTGGAGCCGCCCGCGCACGTCACCGTTCCGCCAGAGGCCCGCCCATTCTGGGACGCCATCGTCACCGCCCGCCCGCGTGACACCTGGAACAACGCCGACCTTGCGAGTGCTGCCAACCTTGCCCGCGTGCAACACGCCATCGGGGTGGCAATGGTTGGCTCTGACGAGCACGCCAAGCTGACCCGGCTGTCTATGGCCCTGTCGCGTGCTGTGGCCGTTCATCCTGTGGCGACCGTGGGCCGATCGGCTGACATTGCCAACGCTGCCGAGCTTGAACGCGCCGCCCGCCAGGATGACGACGACGACCTCATCCCAACCTTGCGCCGGGTGAAGTGATGAGCCGAGCCGCCCGCGTCATCGCTTTCATCGAGAAGCACTGTCTCGTTCCTGACGGGGCAAG